TTTTTAATACAGTGGTTGTTCCTATCTCTCTAATTCTTACTCTTACAGTTCCGCTAGTAATATCTATTGGTGCAAATGTTGTTGGATCTTCTGGGTCCAATGTTTGACCTGATGCGGCTGTGTTACTGTCTTTTAAGGTAATAGTTAATTCTGGAAGTGTATCTCCAACTACCAGTTTTAAATTTGCTGAATATGCCATTAGTAACCAAACTCCTGATATTTAACTGTTAGGTTGGCTCCAACATTACCGTATTTAGTTTTTCTAACTGCCAAAGCCTCTCCTTTATCATACATTCTTTTATTAAGATCGGCAGCCTGTATGTCTGTCCAAGGACAATCTTTCATCATCTGTAGTCTATATAAAGCACCGTGAACCAAAGTTTCTTGATACTCGTTAGCAATAATGTTTGGAATGGTTGTTGATGTCTGGGTTGGCTTAAGGCTGTATAAAGCATAAAGCGTTTCTGTGGCTTCCGGGGTAGGAGCAACCAAAATGTTTTCTTGATCTTTCTGTGTGTAATAGGCAACCTTACCTTTTCCATAAACACTAAATATAGACTGAGATCCAATTTGTGCTTTTGCCTCTAACGGTACCAGTTTCTTTTGAGATAGTCTGGTGACAGAGCTGTCTGATCTTGATCTAAATATATCAATGATATGATTAAGCTCGGCTCCTGCCGGGATATCTAAGTCAGATGCAGTATATTCATTAACATTTGCTACCACTACAAACGGGGTAAGCTCCTGCATATAAATATCTGTGTTGATACAAAAATCAATTAAGGTATTTCTTAGCTCATCGATAATAATAAACTGTGGACAGTTGGGTGCTTCCCTTCTGACCTTTGGTACTAAAGTTTCTATTTTCTTTGAGACCGCCATCTATTATGTATCCTGTGCTGGGGTTGCTGGTCTTGGCTGAGATCCTGCATCCGCCTGTGTTTTAATGCCTAATGCGTTTTGGAAAGAAGCGTAGTAGGAGGCTGATCTTTGCAGGTCGCCTGCGTACTCAGAATCTTTCTGATATGCCCTGTAAAGCATATAGTCTAAGATAGCATTAGCATAGGTATCATCCAAGGAAATTGTGTCAGTATCTGAAGTAAAATCACTGATGGTTATTTCAGATGGTGCTGAGCTATAAATAATCTCTATAGTATTTCCGCTGGTTGATGGATATGGGTAGACATAAAAGTTCTTTGGGTCTACCGGGTTATACACATAATGCTCAACAGCAGTTCCGGTTTTTGAATACCAGTCATCTATCTGATCATCTAAGATTTTTCTTTCAATAATAGTTACCGGGTTGGTGTTCGGGCTGATGTTCTTATAAACATCTAGCAGCCTAAGACCGCCTGATGGCAGTGACTGCTTTGCTGATTGTGCAAGAGTGAAGGACTCGTTGGTTGTGCTTGCGTCAGGTCTAAATAGAACTATTTCTCTCTGAGCATCGTTTAAATAATCTAGTAGGGTTTGTTGGGACCACCTAACATTAGATGTGTCTTGAAGTATCTCTTCTGCCCTATCGATGACATCTATGACCTGAACGGTTGCCATCTTAGAGTCCTAGTTGTTTTTTCTCTTCTTCAGTTAAAGATCTTTCGTCATAGATAAATGTCCAGAACTCTGCTCTATGCTCTGGGTTCCAGCGAACAATTTTGCCGAACTCTGATTTAGAAGCAATAGGATCTTTTGAATTTGAGCTAACTTTCTTTTCTTTAACCGGGGCTTTCTTAGAAAGACTTTCTACCTGAGCCTCTAGGTCTGCAAGTTTTTGTTTTTTGTCTAGATCAACACCAAATTCTTCTTTGGCTTGTTTAACTAGTTTATCTTTTTTCATTTATATTTCCTTTTCAAAAAAGGGGAGCCGGAGCTCCCCCCAAGTCAGCATTAAGCTAGTTTAAACTCTCCAAGAGCTGTTGGTAAAACTACTTTGTAGCCATACACAGCTAAACCTCTAACGCCGTCACCGAATGAAGACTCAAGTCTTACGGTTTCAGTATTAGTCATTTGAGAAGCATAAGCAATAGCTTTTGGATGACCAAACAACCCAGAGGTTACACCTGCTGTAGTTGAAAGGTTGTTTGACACATACATTTTGAATCTGTCAACCATTCCAATGAAGCCATTTCTTAAAGGTGAAACTGAGTCACCAGTTAAGTAAGCTTGTCTTAGCTCTGTTTGCTTTAAGATTGAAGCAGTAGCTGGGTTGATGATCATAAATCTATCCTCTTCAGGAATGTTATTCTCGTCAAGAGTTTGCCCTGCTTCTAGGATAAAGCCTAGAACATTAGATGTGCTAACAGTTGCTGGAGTACCACCATTGATATCAGTCAATGAAGATCCTGCTGCTACATTAGCGAAGACATCTTTTTCGATTTCAATTTTCATGTTCTGAGCTGCGTCTTTAGCTGCTTCGTTCATGAAATCAATATCAGCTTGTCTCTTTAGAATATCATCAACTTTAAAAGCGTAGCTCTTAGCTTTGTTGATATCTAATTCGATTGTGCTTGATGTCACATCTGAGTAAGACAAAGAACCGGTGTAGTCAGCAACTGTTACTGCTGGTACCGCTCTAATGTTTACTTTGTTACCTAACCCGGAAATCTCTCCTTCGTACTCGTTAGTTGTTACCTCGGACAAAACTGTCTGAGCATAAAACTTAGCTTGTAACTTTTTGGAAAAGACTTCTGGAATGAAATGCTGTTCTCCAGCTGCGAAAGAAAAACTTCCACTACTTGATGAATAAGCCATTATTTACTCCTAATTATTTAAATGTCTTAAATTCAAATATGCAGTAAAAAAATTATATTCTGACTCTTCCTTCCTTGTAGGCTAGATCGATATCCTTTTCAAACTTTTGAAATTGTTTATCGTTAAGCTTTCCAATTTCAGCAGCAGTCCAAATCTTTTTACTACTCCCAATATTTTGTTTCCTAGCTTTCGGTAAATTTGGTTCAGCGTTCTGCTTTGCCTTTTCTACCAAATCTTCTTTGGAAACCGCCGGAGTAGTCTTAATACCAAGTGCAGTTTTATAACGAGTTAAGAGTTCAATAGTGTCATCAGCGTTGCCTTTATCAGCTACCTCTTTCCATATCGGACTTTGTCTTTCTAGCCAAAGATTAAAATCTTCTGAGTTGGCTATCTGGACATAATCCGGATGGGCTTTAGCTAACTGAGATTTATGCTCACGAACTAATTCCTCTTGTTGAGCCTTAGTTAATTCCTGAGTTGTTTTTTCAAACTTCTGATTTAGTTTAGCAAATGCAGTATCAACATAATTCTGAAGGGGCTTCACTAACTCAGGATAATCTTTCATTATCTCGGATAGATCTACATCTACTTCTTCCTTTTGTTTTTCAATGCGGGTTTCACTCCTCATTGACTCCATTGCTTTAACCTTGTCAGTTAACTCGGAAATCTTTTTCTCAAGCTCTTTCTCATGTTGGGTGGCTTTGGTCATTCGTGCCTGAGCATTCTTGTACCGTTCCTCCCACTGTTTGGATGATAGAGATTCCTCTTCATCCTCCACTTGTTCAGTTTCTACTTCCGTTTGAATCTCTTCTTCAGCTTGACTCGATTCTTCAGTATCCTGAGATTCTTCGGGTGAAGTCTCAACAGTTTCTTCTATCTCTTCAGGGGTGTCCTCTGCTTCTGGTTCAAGGTTTGCAAGTCCTTGTCCTTCAGATTCGGATCCTTTCTGAGATGCTTCTATCTGCTTTAACATCTCGTCAGCTTCTTTTTCAAGCCTTTCAGCGATTAACTCGCCTTTAGTTTTAACTTCTTCAGTCATTTTTTATCCTCGGTCCTTATTGTAAGGGTGTCGATTTATTTATATATGTTGGGAGTTTCCTTGCGGGTTCCCAACCCATTTAAAACTTTGTCTGCAATTTCGTCTAAAGATATAATAAATTTAAGAATGTCGCAACGACCTTGACTAAAGCGGTAGTCCTCCGTTGTTTCCAATAGGTCCCTCTCCTTGCGGCGGAGCTGTTTGATTTCTTGCATCAGGACCGACCATTCCTTCTCCATTTGGCTGCTCAATACCTTGACCGCCTTGGAGGCTTGCGGCGATAGCTTGTTGTAGTTGTTGCTCATCCATTAACTCCTTTTCAGATTTAAGAACATCTTCGGGATCAATATCTAAAGACTTAGCCACATCTTTCAAGAGCTTATCTCTCTTGACCATCTGGGCGTCCATAGGGTTATTGATTAGTGATAAGAACTGTAGCAGTCTCTGTGACTGTACTTCTTTCTGTACCATGGTTGTAGATCCTCTGGCAACTATTCTCATGTCTGACTTAATATCTGTGTTTGGATTCCAAGTCATGTTCCAGTCGTATAAAGATCTTACAAGTGGTTTAGTTAAATAATCATCGATGTTTTTAATTACTGACTTGAGAACTATGTTCGCATTAGACATCAGTATAGAAATACCGGTGGCGGTTCTGTTTAGTGAACTTTGTGTTTGTCCGTGGGTGTATGAGGGTAAGGCAGTTGTTTCGTCTGCAAATCTTCTGAATAGTTCAATAACAGAAACCAGAGCCGGTGAATTAGATTGCGGCTGATAGAAACGAACCATGGGCTGGTTCCCATCTCCCCCCTCTCTTAAGAAAACCCTCCATGGGTAAAGATCGGTTGGATCCTCTCCGCTTGCCATGATGTCGGTATTAACCTCAACCATGGGTCCTGAAGATAAAGCAACATTATCTAAGTAAATCCTTGTAGCAGCATTCATGGTTGACTGTGAGTCACGCATCATCTTAGGAACGCCGGTTCCCCAGAATACATGAGGGTTCTTCTCATAGGGGAATATGTAGTAAGGGATTACTCCGCCGGGAAGCGGGTTAAGCTGGGCTTTAATAACCTTATCATCGACCATCCAAATATTACATTGGTATTCCTGTGAAAGATCATCGCTCTCAGAAAACTCTACACCAACCTCCTGTAGGTCGTGACCGTTTACTGATCCCCAGAATTCTAAGACCTCAAACTTACCTGACTTAGTTTCATAGTCATTGATGTTGGCTATATCTCTTCTGTCTTTCTCGTGCTGTTCTTCGTAATGATTGCCGTCTGGGTGCATTAAGATACATTCGTCTATCTGATCACCGCTGAATCCGGGTGAGCTCTTAAGATCAACAAAGGCTACTCTAGAAATAATATGTCTTCTGAACAAGGACCTCATGTCTCCTATGCTGGTTGCATATGGATCT